GCAGCGTTAACGGTGATGGTGTGTCCATGTGAACCAATCGCAACGGAGTGCGTATGAGCACCAATACCGACAGTATGTGCATGTGCGCCTGCGCTTGCAGCAGTGCCGGACAGCGAGTGGGTATGAGCACCATCTGATGATGTCTTCCCTGCATTACGAGTCTGGCCACTACCGCTTGTTGTGCTCATAATCCCCGCGCTTAGATTTGAAATCGCGGTATAACCATTAGGGAAAATGCTCGTGTTCGTGCCACCAAATGCACCGGAACTCTTGTGTTGGTGCGCACCGGCACTATTTGCGGTCCCGCTAATACTATGGGTATGCGCCCCGGTGTTATTCGTGGATTTGGTTCCGTAATCAAACGACGATGTGGTTTTCGTCCCCAAATCCGTACTGGATGCGCTGGCGCTGTGGGTGTGCGATTTAATGCCGTCCTGTTCCTGAGATAATACGGCCCGACCACTGGCGGGCTTGCCCTTAATCGTCCAGCCACGCATATCAGGGATCACGCCTGACGGATAAGCAACTGCAAGTTTCGGGTATGCAGATTTGTCAAAAGTCTGCCCCTGCATCAGGGCATAACCAGACGGAACGGTATCTGATGGCCACGGGATTGGTGCACCGACTGGATAAAACTCTGCAGGAGGATGAGCCGAGGTGTAAAGCTGCGCCCACGGCGACCAGTTTGCGTCGGTCGTATCCCGTCGTGAACGAATAAATGCCGGAGCATGAGCACCGCTTGTACCACTCCAGCCGATGAGTAACTCACCTTCGCCAACGGCTGTCATCCCTTTCAGGTGAATGATATTTCCATACGCTGTTGGATATCCGTTGTTATACACCTCGTATAACTCAAGACCTGCTGCCCCCTGCGTATTGTCTGTCAGCGCGGTTACAGTGACTGCTCAAACACGGAGTAGCCGTTATCCGTGTCCTGAGCCGTCTGCAGGTTCAGTGAGTCCCCCGGCATCAGGTGCGGCACTTTTGCGCCTCCCAGACGGACCGGTGCTGCGGCGTAATACGCGGCAATTTCACCAATCCAGCCCGTCAGCCTTTCCCGCTGCTCCTTACTGTTCGCGCCCAGAATAAAATCCATCGCTGACTGCGTATCCAGCTCACTTTCAATGGTGGCGGCATACATCGCCTTCACAATGGCGCTCTGCAGCTGCGTGTTCTGCAGCGTGTCGAGCATCTTCATCTGCTCCATTACGCTGTAAAACACATTTGCACCGCGGGTCTGCCCGTCCTCCACGGGTTCAAAAACGTGAATGAACGAGGCGCGCCCGCCGGGTAACTCACGGGGTATCCATGTCCATTTCTGCGGCATCCAGCCAGGATACCCGTCCTCGCTGACGTAATATCCCAGCGCCGCACCGCTGTCATTAATCTGCACACCGGCACGGCAGTTCCGGCTGTCGCCGGTATTGTTCGGGTTGCTGATGCGCTTCGGGCTGACCATCCGGAACTGTGTCCGGAAAAGCCGCGACGAACTGGTATCCCAGGTGGCCTGAACGAACAGTTCACCGTTAAAGGCGTGCATGGCCACACCTTCCCGAATCATCATGGTAAACGTGCGTTTTCGCTCAACGTCAATGCAGCAGCAGTCATCCTCGGCAAACTCTTTCCATGCCGCTTCAACCTCGCGGGAAAAGGCACGGGCTTCTTCCTCCCCGATGCCCAGATAGCGCCAGCTTGGGCGATGACTGAGCCGGAAAAAAGACCCGACGATATGATCCTGATGCAGCTGGATGGCGTTGGCGGCATAGCCGTTATTGCGTACCAGATCGTCTGCGCGGGCATTGCCACGGGTAAAGTTGGGCAGCAGGGCTGCATCCACACTTTCACCCGGTGGGTTCCACGCCCGCAACTGCCCACCAAATCCGCTGCCACCGCCGTGATAACCGGCATATTCACGCAGCGATGTCATGCCGTCCGGTCCCAGAAGGGTGGGAATGGTGGGCGTTTTCATACATAAAATCCTGCAGGTCCCCTGCGTCGCTGTGTCATGCCGGTCTGCACCTCCAGCTCCGCAATGTATTTTTTCAGGTCAGACACGGAAGTGGCCGTAAACTCCACTCGCCGTCCGTCTTTCTGTACCGTTGCCACCCGTTTACCTGTCATCAGGTCATGCAGTGCCGCACGGGCAGCGGCAAGTTCTTCCTGTCGCGTCATTCATCCTCTCCGGATAAGGCACGGGCGTAATCTGCCAGTGTTTTCTTGTTGGTTGCTGCACCATCCTCTTCCTGCAGGCTCGCCAGCAGTGCACTGAGATCCAGCTGCCAGCGGGAAATACTGATGCGCAGCGCCGCCAGCGCATAAACGAAGCAGTCGAGTGCCTCATTGCGTCGCTTTTTGCTGTCCCACAGTATTTTTTTCCTGCCATCCACCCATTTTTCGACCTGCTCTTCAGCAGTCAGCTGCTGCGCTTCGGTCAGATCAAAAATATCCGGGTTATTCGGGAAGTGAACGGCACCGGGAAGCGGTTCATCCCCTTCCGGCGTCAGTGTGAAGCGGTTATAAATCTGCTCTTTCGCGGTATCCGTACCGATTTCGGTAAGGTAAACCCCGTTTTTGTTTCGCTTACGTGGCATGCTGGCCACCGGCTTTCCGTAGACGGATGCCCCTTTAATGGGGATCACCCGGAACAGCCCATGTTTTTTCGAGCGTTCATACACAATGGTCGGGTCAATCCCGCCAGTATCCCAGCAGATACGGGATACCGACATTTCTGCACCATTCCGGCGAGTATAGGTTTTATTGATGGCCTCATCCACACGCAGCAGCGTCTGTTCATCGTCGTGGCGACCCATAATAATCTGCCGGTCAATCAGCCAGCTTTCCTCACCCGGCCCCCATCCCCATACGCGCATTTCGTAGCGGTCCAGCTGGGAGTCGATACCGGCGGTCAGGTAAGCCACACGGTCAGGAACGGGCGCTGAATAATGCTCTTTCCGCTCCGCCATCACCTCAGCATCCGGACGTTCGCCGATTTTCGCTTCCCATGTCTCACCGAGCGTGGTGTTCACGAAGGTTTTACGTTTTCCCGTATCCCCTTTCGTCTTCATCCAGTCTTTGACAATCTGCACCCAGGTGGTGAACGGGCTGTACGCCGTCCAGATGTGAAAGGTCACACTGTCCGGCGGCTCAATCTCTTCACCGGATGACGAAAACCAGAGAATGCCATCACGGGTCCAGATCCCGGTCTTTTCGCAGATATAACGGGCATCAGTAAAGTCCAGCTCCTGCTGGCGGATGACGCAGGCATTATGCTCGCAGAGATAAAACACGCTGGAGGGGTCATCCGGCGTCCATTTGAGGCCAAACGGCGTCTCTTTGTCGCCAAATTTAAGATACTACTCCTCCCCGCAGTGCGGGCAGGCAACATGAAAACGCATAAAATGCAGGGATTCACTGGCTGCACGCTCAATCTGGCAGGTGCCTCTCACTTTGGGCGTGGAGCCACGGATGGACTTTGGCCAGACCGAGCCTTCAATACGTTTGTCGCCAAGGAACGTCGGAGAGCCTTCCTGTTCAATATCCTCATCAAAGGCAGCAAGTTCATCATAACCCGCCACATCCACCGACTTTTCACGGTAGTTTTTTGCCGCTTTACCGCCCAGGCACCAGAAGCCACGACCATTGGAAAAACGCTTCATAGTGAGCGTGTTATCCCGGTGCTTTTTGCCATACCACGGAGCCAGCGCCAGCAGCGACGGAATATCGCGGATGGTCGGCTCAACGTGGGTTTTCATAAAGTTCTCGGCATCACCATCCGTCGGCAACCAGATAAGGGTGTTGCGCTGCTTATGCTCTATAAAGTAGGCATAAACACCCAGCAGCATTTTGGAATAACCGACACGGGCAGACTTCACCACATTCACCTCACGGATGTAGTCGCTGCCCATCGCATTCATGATGGCCCGCTGAAAGGGCAGTGTTTCCCAGCGCCCTTCCTGGTATGCGGATTCTTTCGGGAGATAGTAATTAGCATCCGCCCATTCAACGGCGGTCTGTGGCTCCGGCCTGAACAGTGAGCGAAGCCCGGCGCGGACAAAATGCCGCAGCCTGTTAACCTGACTGTTCGATATATTCACTCAGCAACCCCGGTATCAGTTCATCCAGCGCGGCTGCTTTGTTCATGGCTTTGATGATATCCCGTTTCAGGAAATCAACATGTCGGTTTTCCAGTTCCGGAAAACGCCGCTGCACCGACAGGGGGATCCCGTCGAGAATACTGGCAATTTCACCTGCGATCCGCGACAGCACGAAAGTACAGAATGCGGTTTCCACCACTTCAGCGGAGTCTCTGGCATTTTTCAGCTCCTGTGCGTCGGCCTGCGCACGCGTAAGTCGATGGCGTTCGTACTCAATAGTCCCTGGCTGGAGATCTGTCTCGCTGGCCTGCCGCAGTTCTTCAACTTCCCGGCGCAGCTTTTCGTTCTCAATTTCAGCATCCCTTTCGGCATACCATCTTATAACGGCGGCAGAGTCATAAAGCACCTCATTACCCTTGCCACCGCCTCGCAGAACGGGCATTCCCTGTTCCTGCCAGTT